GATAAAACACTACAAAACTTTGGTTTCAATGGTAAAGTTACTTTTTTTATGACATCAACTGGTATGAGTTTAAGAGTAACAAGTGAACATTCTACACTTGAATTAATGAAACTTTGTGAATGGTTAAATGAAGCATCAAGTGATGATTCTAATTTAAGAGATAATGATTCAGAATTAAGAATTTTTGCTAAAGAAATGATTAAGACAAATAGAAAGTTAAATCAAGCAAAAACATTATAATAACAATGGGAGGGTAAAACCTCCCTTTTAAAACAAAACAAGATGAAAAAATTACAAACATTAGTATTGATTTTAGCACCAAGCTATTTCGTAGGTAGATTATTAATAGGTTTAATCTTTAACGTATAATTATGAAAAAGATACTTACAAGATTCGGAGAGTTCTTATTTGGACTTGCAATGATTATGGTTGTAGCTTATATGACATTATGGTTTATATCAATGGTATTAATATTATTTAACAGTTAAAACAAAAACAAATGGAAGAAACATTAGAAATGATTAGAGCTTATGCTAAAGGTAAAGAAGATTGGTGGATAGAAAGACAATTAGATATACTGGAGGTGCAAATAAAGATAGAGGTAAACAACGCAGAAATAAGAACTTTAAAAGGGATAAGAGATGGACTTAATTAAGATTGTAAAAACAATAGAGCCAGAGTACAAGAATACAGACCAATGTATAAATGCTTTACCAAATGAAGTAGAGCTGACATTAGACAACGAAGATTATTTAATAGAATTAAACTTAAAAGACGATGTGTTAAAGACTAACTTTTGGCAAGGAGTAGAGCAGTACAAAGCATCAGATGATGATATAGATTACATCTATAAATATCTTGAACAATTACTTTTAAATAAGATAGAAGAAACAAAAGTATATTACAACGAACACAATTATAATTATCAATTATGGAATTAACAGAAAAGAAATTAGAGAAAATTAGTGGAGCAATACTAAGCTCATTTATAAACCTACACTTACTGGAAGATGCAGAGAAGATAGGTTTGTTTAGACAACGAGTAAGAAACAACATTAGACGTACTATAAGCGATTTAAAAGAGATAGAGATAAACTACTATAACAAGATAGAAGAAGTTGATGAGAAAGAGCTAGGGGACAAGCTAATTGCAAACAAACTAATCTTTCTTGATTGGGTGTTAAACAAGTTTGACTTTAATGACTTTTGTAAGATACAAGAAGTATGTCTGGCATACGAAGCAGACAAAGAAAGAGTAACACAAGTAACAGATGAAGTATTAATTAACAATGGAGCAAAGTAAAATGAATATACAAGATATAAAGAAAATAGGAGATAGTGTAAAAGAAGTATCTGGACTTAATATATTTGACAACACAAGAAGAAGAGATTATGTAGAGTTGAGGGCTTTAGTGTGTTATGTTTTAAGAAAGAAATTAAGGATAGGTTTAACAAACATAGCATCATACTTTCAATCAGAAGGTAAAACAATGCATCACGCAACAGTAATACACCTTATTAAGATGTACCCAGTATACAAGAAATACAATTCTACACTAGAAGATATAGAGTATAGTTTTAATTTTGATAAATCTTTTGAGTTTAATGAGAATAATTTTATAAAAAATCAGTACCTAATAGACAAGTACAATAAATTAAAAAATAAGTATGATGATTTAAAAAACAATGTAGAAAAGAATCCTATACTTAATGTTATGCATAATATACCAGAAGATAAAAGAGATGAGGTTATTGAAAGAATAATGATACTTAAGAAAAGCTGGGATTGGAAAAGCAAAGATGAATGTAAAGTAATAGAATCAAGTACATCAATGGAGGGTATGCACTGGTAAATAAAATTTATAGTAATTAAGTTTTGTATAAGAAAATAATATAGTTGATTATTTGTAAAATGTCATATTTTTTTTATTATATAATTATATGTTTATTTAGTAACTATTTATCATTGTGTATGCATTCATACATAAACGTTGAGAGATAATCAAATAAAAATATATTTCTATGTACTGAGGGTAGCTATACCCTTTTTAAAAGTGTTAATAAAATTACATTAACATATAATAAAATTACAATTATTTTTATTACTTTGTTGCAAACACAAAAGCTATGTTAGAGAAGATATTTGAATCTCATAATAAGTGGATAAACACCACATTAAAATTCGGATGCAACAGAGAAGAAGCTGAGGACATTGTTTCTCATATGTATCTTGTTATTGGTAAGATGCTTAAAAAGGGATTAGATATAACTTACGGAGATGAAGTAAACTATTATTACATCTATCTAACTTTACGCACTACCTTTTTACAAATGAAGAATAAGCAGAATAAACAAAATAAGATATCATTAGATTTAGTATTAGATTTAGAATCTGGAGAGTATATAGATTTTTATGATGCAAATGATTCTGTTGAACAAGAGCTTAGTAAATTACACTGGTACGATAGAAAGGTCTACAATCTAATTCAAGATGAATACAGTATTACAGAACTATCAAAGAAAACAAATATTACATACCATTCATTGTATAATACATACAGAAAAGTGAAAGATAAATTAAAAGAAAAACTAAAAGAATGAAACTAGGAGATTTAATAGAACGAATAACATACTATACTGGTATCAAATGGCTATGGAAGAAACTATATCCAGATTGTAAGTGTAAAGAAAGACAAGAGCAATTAAATGACATTGAACTATGGTAGAAGATAAAATTATTTGGCAAGGTGTTAAGCAAAGAATGACATCAACAATGTCAAATGAAGATTTTAAGATAATGTGTAAGCTACATTCAAAGTATTTTAACCATAAATATAGTGAGCCTTGCACTTGTAATAAAAGAAGATTAAGACAATGGATTGAAGAATTAAATGATAAATTAATATAATATGTACAAAAAGAAACTAATACAGAAGCTACAACAACTGGTTGATAAATTACCTCCTTGTATAAAAAGGGAACACGTTATGCAAGACTTAATAGATTTGAAATTAAGCAAGACGGATTATCACTTTATAACACTAAAAGACAAATATAAAGATGAAGAATAAATCAACAACACTACTTGGATTGATTACCTTTTTTTTAGTTGCATCCTTAATAGCATTATCAATTATACTAACAGTAATTGGATTACAAATATAAATTTTAACAAAACTTTAACATTTTTTATTGTTTAAAAAGTCTTATTGTGTTGTATCTTTGAGTATAATTAAAAACAAACTAAAATAAATATTATGAAAGATTTATTAGAATTATTAGAAAACAACTTTGAAGATTTAGGAAATGGAGTTTGGGCAGAGTGGTTGAATGAAGACCAAAGAGATTCATCTAGTGCTAAAGGAATGTTAAATAAAATGGATTGGTTAGATGATGAGTGTAAGAGCTTACTAAATGACGACAGAGTTAAGTTAGTTGTAGATGATAGAGCATTAGTAGTAAATGTACTTTAATATGTAACAAACAACAAACCTCAAATAAATTTAAAGCCTAGCAATAAAATGTTAGGTTTTTTTTATTATATAATTAGTAAACTAATTTAAACTGATTATGGACGGAAGAACAAATAATAAAGGAACTAAAGGTAATAAAGGAGGTAGACCATCTAAAGCTGAAGAAGTTAAGATGATTGAAAGACTTACACCATTAGAGCCAAAAGCATTTAAAGCACTTGAAAAAGGAGTTGAAGAAGGTAATTTTAAATACGTTCAAATGTTTTATAACTATTATGCTGGTAAACCAAAAGAAACAAAAGATATATCAATTACATCAGAACAACCTTTATTTGATTTAGATTAGTGTTTCAAGTTACAACTGCAATAAAGAAACTTTACAAGTTACAGAAAAGAAAGAAAGTAATTCAAGGTGGTACATCAGCTGGTAAAACATTTGGTATATTACCTATACTTATTGATAGATGTATAAGAACACCTATGCTTGAAACAAGTGTAGTATCTGAATCTATCCCTCACTTGCGTAGAGGAGCTATGAAAGACTTTCTAAAAATTATGGTAGCAACCAATAGGTTTAGAGATAATCAATGGAATAGGTCTGCTTTAAAGTACACATTTACAAATGGTAGTTACATAGAGTTTTTTAGTGTTGAACAACCAGACAAGTTGCGTGGTGCTAGAAGAAGTGTATTGTATGTGAATGAAGCAAACAATGTACCTTTTGAAGCATACACACAATTAAGCATAAGAACATCTGGAGATATATGGATTGACTTTAATCCAACTGCAAACTTTTGGGCGCATAAAGAAGTTGTAGGCAACGATGATGCAGACTTTATTACATTGACATACAAAGACAATGAAGCATTACCAGAAACGATTGTAAAGGATATAGAGAGTGCAAAAGACAAAGCAAAGGATTCAGAGTATTGGAGCAATTGGTGGAAAGTATATGGACTTGGTCAAATAGGAAGTTTAGAAGGTGTATGTATTCCAGATTGGAAAGAGATAACACTACCAGCAGAAGCAAGGTTATTATGTTATGGTATGGACTTTGGTTATAGTGCAGACCCATCTACATTAGTAGCTTTATACAAATACAATGATGCTTATATCTTTGATGAGGTAATCTACCAAAAGAAATTACTTAATATAGACATCTCAAACTTATTAAAGCAAAACAACATACAAGAGATAATATATGCAGATTCAGCAGAGCCTAAATCTATTGCAGAGTTAAAAAGTTACAGACATAAAATTCTGCCTTGTACTAAAGGAAAAGACTCAATTGTATATGGTATCAATCTAATCAACCAAAACAAAATCTTTGTAACAAGCAGAAGCAAGAACTTAATTAAAGAGTTGCAGTCTTATACTTGGATGAAAGACAGAGAAGGGAATACTATTAATAAACCAATTGATGCTTTTAACCATTGTATTGATGCCTGTCGTTATTCGATTACATCTCAGTTAAAGAACCCTAATGCTGGTAAATACTTTATAAGATAAATGAATAATGAACAGATGATTGCAATTGTAGAGTGCTTTATACACCATAGAACTGATAAAGAAGTAAGGATTTCAAAACCAACAAAACCTAATCATTATTTGCT